GCCATTACTTGCGCTCTCTCCAGTATTTCATCAGTGACCTTTACTTCAACCCAGTTCATGTTCTTCTTTAAAGAGATCTTTAACTAGGTCTAGCTCCAGCCTGATGTAATACTTCAGGTCAGATATCAGGTGACTAAGATCCTCCATGCTTATATCTGGCTCCCCTTCGGGGTGGATCTCGTCATAAAACTCGGTAACGGCATCACCCATGAGATTGCATGCAGCGAACAGCCTTTCACTTAGATCGTTCATTCTTGATTACTTCTATTGCTTCGACAACTTGCTGTGTATTCTTACAGATAAACAGCATTGGTAGTGGTTCGTCTAGCTCAACAAGGTGTTTCAAGAACAGCTTCCACCTCATAGGGAAGTCGTGGTGTGAAGGTGTGTACCCTTTAGTCTCGATGATCCACCTCCCGTCCTTAGCTACAAAGTCAGGTGTGTACTTGATGGGTAACACCATGCTGTTGCTTCTGTCGGAAAGAGTTTTCTTCTTGGCGGTCATCTTGTGGTACACGCCCTCAAACCTAAACTTATCTACAAGGATATATTCCTTCTCTTCGTAGTTGAATGGGAGCTTAGCTTCTCTAAGCAAGTCCGCACAACTCTTCTCTAATCCGCTCTTGTACTTTCCTAGCTGTCGCTTTTTAGCAGACTTTCGTCGGGTCGTTCCCGCCTTTCGTCTTTTCATGCACGGAAAGGTACGGCTTAATCAATGAAAAAGTTCTCCATTTCCATAGTAATTCTCATCTGCTCGTCAGGAATGTGCTCGATTGGATCGTACAATTCCTTGAACGTACTGGTCAAGCGGTAGCCTGTACCCTGCGTATTGAAGCGGAATCTGACAGGATCATCCCACGGTGTAGGCTGACCTCCGGTCTCCGTCTCACGCACCTTGCGGACATGTATCTCTGCGGTGCGCTTCACATCATTGTCAGGCGCTTGGACCTTACGGTGTATGGTGATGAAGCAGTCTGCTCTGTTGACAAACTTACCACCACCTTCGGTGTCCTCAGCGAACGGTGCTACTGGCAATCCATCGTCACCCTTGCGGCGCTGAGCCTCAGTCACTGCGTGGGCATTGAGCCATACTGCAACGTCATGCTTGTTGCTGAAGGTTAGCATCTCCGATGCGGCCTCGTAGTGGTACTGGTGCTCACTGACCTTACCAGAGTTCACCTTGAGTGAATTGTAGGGGTCAATGAAAACTGCATCCACATCCTGCTGACGAATGATCTTCTCCAAGAAGACGATGATGTCTGTGTAGGTGTAGGTCTCACGGTTGCTGATGACAGTGAAGTGTTTCTGCACCCACTTGTATGCGAACTTACGCTCAGCGTATGTCATCATACCAGCCTTCTTGTTGCAAGCAAACTCCATGAGCTTCATCTTGATAGATGCAGTCTTGTTCTCCGAGGAGTACACTACCCACTTCCAGTCGTGCCGGATAGCTGAGTTGACCATGAGGTACAGTGCAACTGTAGTCTTACCTACGTTACTATGCCCGTTCATCACGAGGAACTCTTTCTTGTAGCGGAAGTACTGGTCGAAGTTCTCGTCACCAGTATCCAACCCTACCTCGATCTTACCCTGTGCGTAGTCATCAATCCAACGGAAGTCCTCATCATCTGATGAGACAAACGACATGTCACCGTCATTGATCAGGAGCTCACGCTGTGCGTCATGCTCTGCGTCGATGGTGTCACGCAAGGGGTCAGCCTTACCCATCTCGATACCGTCACGGATGGTGCGTGTAGCGAGCTGCTCATCGTCGATGTCACGCTTGGTTATCTCACGAAGCAGTACTCGAACTGCCTCCTGTTCTTCCATCTTGCCAGCAGCGATGTACCCGCCACAGAGACGTGCAGCCTTGACAAGTGTCGCATGCTTCTGCCCATCCTCTGCCTGACGTATCATACGTGCAGCGAGGTTGAGCTTCATGTAGTCTGTGTACTCACCAGTAACCTCGGCTACTTGCTTCTCTGATTTCTCAGATGCAAAGGCACCGAAGGGTCGGCTCGATGGGTTGACAATGATCTCAGGATCGTAGCTCTCGAAGCATGCACGAGACTCGTTGATACCTGACTCGTCAACCTCTAGGTTGTACTGCTTCTCGAAGTATGTGCGGAGCGCTCGGAAGTGATCACGGTGCCGCTCTGGGTTGGTTACTTTGACCAGCGCCTTGAGCCCGTCACCAGACGGTGAAGTCCAGCAAGCGTAGACGTGATCGTCAGCACCGACAAAGCCTTTGCTCTCGTTAACGTCCACATGATCGAAGTCCAAGACGATGAGTCCAGAGTGTTCGAACAATGCATCATCTGCTCTGCGAGTGAACTCACCGCTGAAGCATACGAGCGGGAGGCTGTTCTTGAGGGACTTGTCCCCCGAAGTTCTGTACTCTTCGATCTGATGTCTGCTCTTGCCATCACGTATACGGTTGAGCGCCGTGGTCACATCAACGTGGTGTGGCTCGTCAGGCGCTTTGATGTCTTTGAAGAATGTTACTTGCATTGCTTGTCGTTTTTGAATAACTCGTACACTTGAATGTCTTTGCCATCAAGCTTTGACTCGTACCATTCAGCTTTCTTGATGTCTTCAGATGCTTCTGAAGTTGGCTTACTACCTGCCCGCATGCGGTACTTGAACGCATTGAGCTGGCAGAAGTGAAGGTAGGCTTCTGGACCATAGATGTCTATCATCATCATCCATACTTCCTTACCGTGTTTCTTGTAGTGATCTGGGTTTATGTTATCGTAGCTCATTTCAATGCTTGTGTACTCTGACGTGTTAGGGGTGTCTTCTCTAAGATCTTCTTGATCATGATCTGCTTCTTGCTCTTGTACTTCTTACCGTATAATCTCTCCTCTAGCATACGCATCATCTTCTTGTCGTTGTTCATGATGCCTCCGGGTGTATCGTAGATGCTGATCACCCATTCCTTTGCGTTGAAGGTGCTGCGGTTCTTCTTGTACGAGAGCTGCACGATCATGTAGTATATCATCGGTGGCTCATCCATAGTATAGGGGAAAAGAAACCCCGCCGAAGCGGGGTCTCGAACCTAACATAAACCAAAATCAAAACGGAAGATCTCCGTCCGATTGCTCGTTCTGGCGAGCCATTGCAGCCGCTCGTCTCTCCTTCGCAGCTTCGCTGTTGAAGTTGTAGACAGAGCCACAGGCTTTGCCGTTCTTACTCATGAACAATTTGATACGAGCGTTACCGCCCTGACCTTTGTCGTCACGAGGTGTGACGTAGTTGTCCATGATGTCTTTCAATTCGTGATCTTTCAGCTTGATAGACCAGCTGATCAATTCACCTTGTTCGTTGTAGACTGGTTCGTCTACCCAGCCAATCAATTCTGAATCATACTTTTTGTCGCTCATGGCATCAAAAATTTTAAAAGGTATACAAATAAATACATAGTCACCAAGTACAGGGCCATCCCGAAAGCAGCCCAAGCTAAGTGATTATACTTCGAATTCTTCAAAGAAGATAGTAGGCTTCTCATCGTCGTTGAGGAACTTGTGTATACGTTTAACTGCATCTTGAAACTTCATCTCACCAGTGAACAGGGTGTTCTCTGTACACTTGACGAGAGCAGGTAGGTAGGGGTACGTCTTCTCTTGCGCCACCCAGTAGAAGTCTTTGATGCCAAAGACAGTCGTGTAGATGTACGCTTGGATGTCATACCCGAAGTCACGCACACTGTAGCGGAACTTCCCTACAGATTTAGTAGACTTTGAGTCAGTGATGTACCCATCACCAAGGCAGTCGAGGAATCCCTTGACCCGTACAGGGCCGACAGATGTCTGGATGTCCTCATTGAACTCCACTTGATAATCACCAGTCATGTGGGACTGAATCAGTCCACACTCGTGAAGGCGCTCGATCATTTCGTTCGCCATCTTCCAGTCTTCTGTACTACACAGGATCTTGTCTGAAGCTGAAGCTTGCTCAGCCATAAAAGTCTTGCGCTCCTTAAACTCGTTAGTCATCTGAGGACGCTTGGAGTTGCGTGTCTTCTCGCTGCAAGCATCGAGGATCTTATCATCAGATAGAACGATGTAAGTATCCATTGCTTTCTCACGCTCGAACAAGAGCATGTCATACAGTGTCCCGAAGTTCAGTGCATCTGACGTGTAGCGAAGCTCGCCCTTCATGTATCGGTCGAACTGAGCTATGTCGGTAAGAGCCTGTTTGATAGAGGAGTACGACAAGTGAGCCTTGTCGTACCTCTCATGCAGCTGTGCTGACAGGATCATCGCACAAACTTTTGCAGTCCAGTCTTCTGCTTGGCGGTCAGAGCATCACCGTACTTCTCGATGATAGCATCGAATGCTTTCTGCTTGTTGGTCTGCGACTTGATGTACGCAACTGCCTTGTCCATGATGTTCTCACGGAGATCGTCAGCAGTATCTTGGATCTGCTTACCGATAGACTTCTTGGCTGCGGGCTTAGCATCCTGCTGGGCGATAGCCGTCTCAACTTCGTTGGCTGAAGCAATGCTGGTGTCGATACCGATACCGAGCATAGCCAGCGCACGACCTACGGCTGATGTCTCACAGTTCTCCACGAAGGAGGTCTTGTTGATCATGCCGTTAGCCTTGAGCTCGTGAGCATGTCCCTGTGCTA